CTCGAACGCCGTGATCGATACACTAACAGGAAAGATCGGTGTGGGGGTAGATTCCCCAGAAGCGAATCTTCATGTATTAGGTAATTCATACGTCAGCACAAACCTGGAACTCGGTGGAACGCTCATCATGGGAACGGTCAACGTGGAAGCGCAGCACTCTCTCGAGGCTGTGACGGCCACGGGGAATACGACACCTTTAACCGTAGAGTTTACGAATCCTACGACTTCTTTAGTGGCCAGTGGGAATGTTGAGGTGGCCGGCGTCGTCGGAACTTCTGGAACAGGTGCTCTGACCGTTCCGAGTGGTACGACGGGTCAGAGACCGGCGACAGTCGCAAACGGAATGATCCGCTATAACTCCACAACTGGGTTCATGGAATCGTACACGGCATCGGGGTGGGGGTCTATCGCCCAACCACCCACGGTTACTGGTATTTCGCCGTTAACCACACTTGTTAGTGGAGGGTCAACGGTGGGGGCGGGCACTGAGACAAAGATTGTCCCCCCCACATCAGATGCGACGGCCGAACGCTATTTCGGGTACAGTGTCGCCATGAACTCGGCCGGGACGAGGGTTATCGTAGGGGTCGGTTATGCTTCGTCGGTGGCAGCCGGAGAGTGTGCCTATATCTATAACTACGATGGTTCGAATTGGGATACAGGTACAAAGATTGTAGCGCCAGCGGCAGATCAGAACTCGTATGACAATTTCGGGATTAGCGTCGCCATGAGTGGTGATGGAACGAAGGTTATCGTGGGAGCGTACCGTGAAGACTCTGGTGGTCTTAATCGCGCCGGTGCAGCCTATATATATACCTACGATAGTTCGTCTTCGTCTTGGGGTACGGGTGTGAAGATTCAGGCATCGGATAAGGAGACGTCGGACTATTTCGGGTGGAGTGTCGCCATGAACTCGGACGGGACGAGGATTATCGTGGGGGCGTACGCTGAGGATGCGGCTGATGAGGTCGGGCAGGCGGGTGATCTTGTAGACGCCGGTTCTGCTTACATATATACCTACGATAGTTCGTCTTCGTCTTGGGATACGGGTACAAAGATTGTGGCACCAGACAGGGAAACGCTTGACGAGTTCGGGTGGAGTGTCGCCATGAACTCGGCCGGGACGAGGGTTATTGTGGGTGCGCGGTATGAAGACTTTGGTTCGCGCCCTACCAACGCCGGTGCAGCCTATATATATACCTACGATAGTTCGTCTTCGTCTTGGGATACGGGTACAAAGATTGTAGCATCGGATCCAGAGAATAGTGACCACTTCGGGGGCGCTGTCGCCATGAACTCGGACGGGACGAGGGTTATTGTGGGGGCGCCGAACGAAGACCCGGGTGGTATTACCAACGCCGGTTCTGTCTATATCTACGCCTACGATGGTTCGTCGTGGGCTCAAGAAGCGAAGATTGTGGCATCGGATCCAGAGTCTAGTGACTACTTAGGCAACAGGGTCGCCATGAACTCGGATGGGACGAGGATTATCGCGGGGGCGAACGGTGAGGACTTTGGTGGTGACACCAACGCCGGTTCTGCCTATATCTTCACCTACGATGGTTCGAATTGGGTCCAACATGCAAAGATTGGAGCATCGGACAGTGCGTCTAGTGACAACTTCGGCTATAGTGTCGCCATGAGTGGGGATGGGGCGAAGGTTATCGCGGGGGCGCCGAACGAAGACCCGGGTGGTATTTCCAACACCGGTTCTGCCTATATCTACGAAATTACCGACACCGCTACCACCGGCTTTGTCTTTGACACATCAACCCAGGTATTCACGGTGACGGGTACAGGTATTGTCAGTGGATCGACGGTACAATTGGAAGGTGTCGATGGAAGTTTGTATAGTGTTGTCGATGCGAGCGCACCGAACGCTGCCGGGACCCAGGTAACTTTCAAGATGGGGGGTGAGGCGGTTGAGTTTCCACCTAATGCGTTGACAAATAATGATTCGATCACGGGGTACACAGCGAGTGCCTCAATGAACTCGACTAACGCGTACAAGGCCTTTGATGATGTTGTGACTACGGGTAGTTACTGGCACAGTGCAAATGGTAACGCCACTGTGGGCTATGATTCTAATGCACCCTATTTAGCGGGACTTGACTCCGCAGCAACTCAAGATATAAGTGGAACAACGCATCGTGGGCATTGGATACAATTACAAATACCCAACCCAGTTATACTATCTCGCGCTGTAATAGGTAGCGCTCAATCAAACTTCCAACACGGACAATTTGTTATATTAGGGAGCAACGACGGTACAAATTGGACGGTACTTCATGCTGGGACGGGGACGACTCTGTCCACAAATGTCACAACACTATCCGCGGGGTCAACTGAAGCATTCTCTTATTTCAGAGTGGTAATAAAGTCAAAGAACACGGGTTCGACGGACTATGATATTGGACTCAACAATGTACAATTTTTTGGTGGATCGGGATCATGGGTTCTCGCCCAACAACCCTATAAAGTTAGGATTAATAGTACATCGGGTTTGAGCGGGGCCAGTACTGCCACGATAGGGTTTCCAGCCGAATGGACTACCGCGGCTGGTGCGAACCTGGGGTTCGATACTGGTACGTCCCAAACTCAAACACTCGTAGGTACAGATGGTGGTGGTGGTACGAATATGACGTTCTATGTAGCACCCGGGAGTAACGCCTTACCTGGGGGTCTTGCTCTTACCGAGAGTACAGGTGCTATAACAGGTCAAATTGCGGCGGTGGGTACGACGAGTGTAACATTCCGATTGACTGATAATAACAGCGGGTTGTTCACAGATAGAGCAATCAATATCGTGGGGAGTGCCGAACTTTACGCCTTTACTTCATTTACATTCACGAATGCGGGGCAAACGGGACAGCAGGGACCGATGCTCAGCAGCCTTCTTTCTGCGTATTCCCCCGCATGGACGGATAACACTGCTTATTTCAACGCCGCCAGCACCAGCAACACCGATAGGGGTTTTCAAATATGGACAGCCCCCAAATCTGGGACGTATACAATTAAAGCAGCTGGAGCGAGAGGGGGGCATTCCTACAACATCTCAGCGGGTACGTTCGTCGGCGCTGGGCTTGGGGCATATAGCCAAGGAAACTTTTCGATCACAAGGGGAACAAAATTTGCCATAGTTGTAGGACAAGCCGGTGGGGATGCGGATACGACTGTGTATGGCAGTTCGAATGGCTCATACCGCGGTGGTGGTGGTGGTGGAGCATCATGGGTTCTAAGTGAAGATCGAACATATTTGTATGCTGTCGGTGGTGGTGGTGGTGGAAAGAACGCCACGCGGTGGGCGGGGAACGCGCAATATGCAATTTCGAATGGTGGAACATCACAGGGTAATACCACCATCAACGGCACATTAGCCGGCTTACAGGGACAGGGTGGGGGTTCTGGTTTTGTCTACGAGTCCGGCCGAGACGGGAGTGGGAGAAACGGTTATCATATAGGCACCACCGGGGACTCCCAACGAGCCCAGGGAGGCCCCAGCTCCTCCAGTAATGGGCCCGGGGGGTTCGGTGGTGGTGGCGGCTCTTCGACGGGTGGTGGTGGTGGTGGTGGGTACGCCGGTGGTGGTACTAACGCTTATGGGGGCGCTGGTGGGCTCGGTGGTTCGTCGAGGAATAATGGGAGCAGCCCCTCATTTGGAACACACACAGGTCAACATGGTTTCGTTTACATAGAATTCGTGTCATAAAAATGTAGCGGTAAAGTATATGCTCGCCCAAATATTAGAAAGTATAGCCCCGGGTGAACCCTATACCTCCGATGGAACCACGTGGGAGAGTGTTGTTTTCGATGACGAGAACTTTCCAAGACCTCTCGATATTGCGTATGAATATACACTCTACAAACTAACGAACGCTGATGCGATCAAAAAGTTCCGAGAGGAACGGAACACTCTCCTCGACCAGAGTGATAAATACATGACCCCAGATTATCCACACTGGCTCGAACTGGATATCCAGAACTGGAAGGATTACCGCCAAGCTCTAAGGGACTTGCCTCGTACGGCCCGACCAACTTTAGACGCGGACGGAAACCTCACGGGTGTTGTGTGGCCGTCTATTCCAACTGCCTAAGCAGTTGACCTTTTCCTCCAAAGTGCAACCCACTTTGCAAGAAAGACATCCCGAGTGGTAGAGCCACTCGTATCAAACAAAGTCCTCCGGACTTTTTCGTTTAAAAAAACCTCCCCCAATAATAGATATGTCCACCAGCGGTCATCTTAAGTTTCAGGGGACGAATAGAGCAACATTCGTC